CTTTACTCCTTAAATATAGGTGGCCATAACAGCCACCTATAAAATATACCACAATTAATAAGCTACATCTAATCTTATTACACCGAAGTCTTCATTCTGACCTGAAACGTCTGAATGATAAACTGGCTTCTTAAGACCGAATATCTTACCAATTGAAATACCGTTCTGGTTTCCATAGTCAAAAGTATCTTCAACTATTTCTGGTACACCAATGTCAGCCATTGCTAGTGCTTGTGCACCTGCAAAGATACATGCAGAACCGTTAACGTTAGCGTCAGCTCCCCATTTGTATCCAGCTGAACCAGCATTTGATGATGTTCCACTTGTAGCTCCGTTTGTGTTAAACACATGTCTGAACTCATGGATCATAATACCGTCAACCATTAGGCTTGAAGAACCTGCAAATAAGCTTGAACCTGGTCCTCTTACTCCAGCTTGTCTTACGTTAGCAAGGAAGTCTGAATCAAGTTTTAGGTCAGCCATAACTTGAGGTGTCACAAACAAGTGATACGTCTCGTCATTTCCAGCTCCTCTTAAACCTCTAATATAGTTGTCTTTAGCGTAAGCTTTTAAGTCAACAAGAGCACCATAGCTAAGTTTGTCAGCTGCAGCAACTGCAGTAACATCACCAGCTACAATACCATTAGTGGCATCGAATCTTCTATGTCTATTAGAAGTTGGGGCTGTTATATCCGATCCAAACGCTAGATCATTAAGGTTTTGTCCTGAGTTCATTACAGGTCTTAATGCGCCATTATTTTTAAGGTTATAGCCTACTCCACTTAGAGTTAAGAATGCTAATTGGTCCATTCTGTCAGCCATTGCGTAAGCAAGTGCGTCTCTTGAATGTTCCCTAAAGTTCACAACTGATTTTTGATCAGCCAGTCTACCAGACAGTCTGTTCGCAAATCTTAGTTGGTCAAGTTGTACAACAATGTCGTAAGCTCTTAGTGCCTCTTCATTACCTTCTAAAGTATTGTCACCAACGATACCATCACCAGTCATGTCAGCTAAAAGTGTTAATACAGCTCTAGCTCCTTTTTCTGATTGAGTAAGTTCAGATATTCTCTGAACCATTGCGTTAGATCCGCTACCCGCGAATTGGTTAATGAAAGACATATTTCTTGCAACACGCCAAAAATCTCTAGACCAGATCGTTAATTGTTCACTGGTTAGAGAAGCAAAGTTAGTATTTGCCATGATAATATCTCCTTATCATTAAAGTTTAATAACCAGTCGACTTATTGGAGCGACTTTTATCCGTATACCCACTATCGTGCGGGAAACGCTCTCGTTATTTACGGAATACGAATCCGGTCAGTTTAACGCCGTGACAGGCGAAAACGATTTTTTACAGGAACGACCCTGGTCAATTATCGTATTGACGGACGAACTTACTTAATTTATACCACAGTTTATCCGAAATCTCCACGCATTCTACGTAAAGTTTCATCGGGTAAAGCATTAAATTCATCGGCGGATAACAAGTCTACGTCTACTTTTTTCTCGACTTTGTTCTTTCCTTTTAGTGCAGGAGGTTGTGATTCTGCTGCTTGTAATTTTTTAGTGGTATTAGCTGTTTTTTTCTTTTGTGCAATTTGTGGATCTATTTTAGGAGCTACCGGTTCTACTACAGGTGAACCCATAATATACTTACTAGCTTTATCTAAAGCGTCTGCGCCAGAAAAACCTTGTACCATAAAAGCATCTCGTAAATCTAAGACTTCTTGCGTTTTAACTTCATCAAAACTTGTGTGCGTTTCATTTAACTCAGGATATTTTGTTGCTAGTTCAGCTGCTTTAGTCTGAAGAGCCATAACTTCTGTACTTTGTTCTACAGTCCTTCCCATTTGGCTTTGCACTTCAAACATCATTTGTTCTTTTTCTGCTTTTCTAATTTCTTTTCGTAAGCTAGTAGCTTTTTGAGCCTCTCCATTTAACACATGTTCTTGGTACTCAACTTCTTTTGCATCAAAATCATATTCGGGTGCTTCTGAAATTGTTTGTACTGGATTAGTGGCCTCTTCTAGTTTTTTAGCTAATGCTTTTTGTTTTGCTAAAACCTCATCAAACCTAGACTTAGGTATCATTGGCTCCTTTGGCTCATCAACTTCTTCCGGTACTCTTCCTTCAGGTTGTTGTGTATTTGCGTCATCTTCTGCCAATACTGTTTCTTCTCCTGAATCTTCTGCGACTTCGTCTGTAGCTTCAAGCTCTTCTGTTTCTGCTTCCTCTTCAAGCTCTTCAACTGGTTCTTCTTCAGCCTTAAGTTGTTCGACTTCTTCAATTTCTTCCTCCTTGGGAAATTCTACTTCATCGTCTTCTTCAGTAGTTTCAAAATTCATATCTACTTCAAAAGGTTTACTTTCTTCTTCGCTTATCGGATCTGCACCCGGCATAGTTTCAAAGACTACTTTGTCTTCAGTTTGATTATCTTTTGCCATTATTATTACCTCCTGTAGGTTTTACGGCAGCTGCGGCCATCTTAACTGCAGCTTGTACATCAGTTTGTTGTTTACGCATATCATTTGTTATTGCTGACAAACGCTCACGTAAATCAAGTTCCTCACGTTTTTGTTGTAGTTTACTTTGTAATTCAGCAACCTTCAACTGCGGCTCGGCTTCCGCTTGTTCTACTTTCGCAGCATTTAGTGCTGTTTCAGATTGTAACTTAGTCACCTCTGCTTCTAGTTTAGCAATCTCAAGCTGCGTACTTCTGATCTGTGATTCCATTTGGAACTCTTGTAATTGTATTTCTTGTTCAGAAGGTGGAGCGGTACCTTCTTGTCTTCTTATCCTATCTGCTATATCAGCTTTTCTAGATAAGTGCGAGTACTCTACTATCATATCATTTGGTATAGGCACTCCAACATTTCTAAGTTCGATAGCTTCTGCAAATTGCATTTCGTCAAAGTTATCTCTAGCAGGAGCAGTACCAATAATTACATCATACTCGCCTATTGTTAGGTCATTAATAACTTCGCCCTCTGGAGTCATTTCGTTGACTCTTAGTTTTTCTCTAGGTTTATAAGGGTCAGATTCATCTGTTATTTGAATCAATCTTTCTTCTGTATAATAAGATTGAACTAATTGTAGTATTTTTTCTGCTAGATATTGTCTTGTTTTTGCTAGGTTATCTAAGGGTACTTGTAATAACAAGGAGCCTCTGTTTTGTTTAGCATTAATAGCTACACCAGAAACTTCTGGGCTATCCATACCTAACATAGCATCTGTTATACCACTTATTTCTTTTATATTTCTAGCAGCTTTTTGTCCTATTCTATCTAATCCAGTAGGTATTTGATTAGCTTGTATTTTAGCTGGAGGAGTAGATCCTCGGTTGTATTCTAGTACTAACCCTGTTTCTGCTCCGTGTTCTTCTAAATCATCTGCAGTCATACCAGACAAAGAACCGCCTTCTACAATCCAACCGCTGTTAGCAGTTGTGTTTACAATGTGTAATTCTTGAGAAGTAATTTTGTTTAACTGTTCTTGAGGTGATAACAGGTTTCTTACCATCCCGAACGGTTTTCCTCTTCGAAAGTATGGGAAGTACGGAACCAAAGTAAAATGTCCATACGGAGACCAGTCATCGAACAAAATTACAGTATCCGCTGACACCGTCCAACGGACCTTGCGGATTTTTTTCTGGATTATGTCTAACCCAAACTGATCAGCAAACTCTTCTCTTTTCTTTTTGCTCCAGTTATAAGGTATTTCTCTTTGGTCGCCAGTTACAACATCTACATAGTACATACAATCTTTTAATCTATAATATTGTCTTTCTATAACTCTTATGGACCTAAGTGCACGTGCGTTTTCTGGGTCTCCAGGGTATTGTTGTCCGTAATTATGTTCGTCTGTATCTCCATATCTTTCTTCTTCAAAGTCCATAGAGTCAGCGCCTAAAGTAGTACCAGTTTCTGCTAGTAACCTAAGTTGGTCTGCTTCTTTTTGTCCATATGTTTCTTCTATTTCATCTAAGCTCATCCACTTAGTTTCAAATATTTCGTTCCAAGTTCTTGGGTCATAATGTTTAGCGTCTGGGTCTATTACTATATCCAATGGGTCTTTGGATTCTATTCGTACTTCACCGTTTACGTGATCAGAAAAATCTACACGAACATCAAACCAGCCACGATCTTGTATAAGACCATCAGAAAAAACTTGCGCTTCCATCCAGTCTAGTTTGTTGTTGTCTGCTATATGTGCGTAAACTTTAGTCAGTACGTCTGCAACGTCCTGGTTGCCTCCGCCCCTGGGCTTAAATTGTACGTCTGCTTTTTTAGAACTTTGTTCAGCTAGTACAGCATTAATAGTAGGTAAAATAGTATTGATGGTTAGAGCTGGTCGGCCTTGGTCATCTAACTGCTGCATATCAAAGTCGTCCCACTGATCGCCTCTATAATATGCATCGCATTTTTTTGCTAAGTCTACGTAGTCTTCGTGGCCATGATCTCGCGCACGTGTATATGCATTCCACTGGTTTTTTGCCAGAGTCAGCTGTTCCGCTTTTGATAAATTTTTCTTCGGTTTCTTACTGTATGCCATATTACGCACTCATTGCCGATTTCTTTTTCGACCCTTTCGCTATTAATTCTAACCTATCTCTCCACGAAGGTATATGTTCTGGAGCTTCATAAAAAGTAGCAAACTCCATTATCATTAAACCAACCCAAGCTAACGCATCAACTTGGTCATCGTGTACTCCATTTGGAAAACGTAAAAGCTCGGCAATCATTGGGCCAGTCCAGACAGAATCTTCAGGGAAGTAAACTTTACCCTGTTGCATCCTACCTTGGATAGCTCTAGCTCTAGCTTCTTTATCTCGTCTTCCTACTTTTAAATCTTTAAAATATGCAGAATGTAATCTACGTTCTGCAACACGTTTTTCTAAAAAAGGGCCAATAGCCATTTCTATATGTCCACGCTCAATACCTACTATACCGGGTCGCCATTGTTCGTACAGATCTAGTATCTTTTCGACTAGTTCGTACCCGTCATATTTACCACGAACAAGGTCTACTATAAACATGTTATCATACTCATCTATACCTACGACAATTCCTACAGAAAAATCGTTCCTGTCTCTTTGTCCTATAGCCAAGTCCCACGCGCAGTAATAACGCATCTTATCATACTCAACCTCATCGGGTTGGTAATATCTAATCATATCTCTAGTAAAGTAATCACCTTCATCAGATACTGGATTTTGTTGGTACAACGCAGTCCAGTCCCTAGGGCCAATAGCTCTTTGTATCATTTCTAAAGATTCTACATTATACCGTTCCGGGTGTAGGGGATCCCCCGCTGCACGAAACTCTTCGTCTTCTTCTGCTATTGCTGGGTACTTAACTACTTCCCATTCATCCGCACCTTTTTCTGCATGCTGAAGAAGCCGTCCGGCTAGATCATCATCGTGCCACCTTGTAAGAATAACTAATATACCTCCACCTGGAGACAAACGAGTATAGGCAGTAGATGTGTACCAATCCCAGGTAGCCTCACGGCTGTTTTCTGATTCTGCATCTTCTCTGTTTTTTACAGGGTCATCGATTAAAAGTACGTGCGCACCTTTACCAGTAATACCACCACCGACACCAGCTGCAACATATCCGCCACCTTGGGTTGTTTGCCATGATTCTACTGACTGTGAATCTTTATCTAGCTTAGTGTCTTCAAATACATTTTTATAACTAGGTTCTCTTAAAACTTGACGTACCTTTCTAGAGAAACTCATGGCTAAAGATCCGGAATACGAACAACTTATAAACTCGTGCCCGGGGTTACGTCCGAGATGCCAAGCAGGAAAGGCGATACTAGCTAATGTAGATTTTCCATGTCGAGGAGGCATGAAAAGCATAAGCCTTGGGGATTTCTTATTTTGCACATCTTCACTAAACTGTTCGAGCCTTTGACAGATGTCTTTGTGCACCCAACCTGCTTGGTAATCTGGGTTAAACTTTTCTACAAAAGGTAGCATGCGTTTTCGTGACAAAATACGTTTTGCCAGTTCTTGTTCTGCACGAACTTGCGCTTTTTGTTCTTTTTTAGCTTGTTTATCTTCTTGAGTTGTAGGTTGAGGTAAAGCATCAGCTTCATCCGCAGCACAATACACGCATAACCCTTTAGGGAGTACGAGATTATCTGCCAACAGCTTTTTACACTTGTAGCACTCTACTTTTTGAAGCTCCGTCACTACTTTTTCTTTTTTTTAGCTGTTTTTGCTTTCTTTTTTTTCTTAACCGGCCCTCTAGGGTAGCCTTTTCCATAGCCCATGCTTTTTCTCCTTTGTTAACACTTCCAGCGCCTACGCGCTTGCCTAATTCTTGAATTTGGGTCGTTTCTTGTCTTAGCAGAGCTTCTTTTTAG